TCTCCAAAGATTCGATAACTGGTCCATTGTGCCAAACAGTGTTACCATCAACAAGACGAAACCCACCAATAAGATCGTCTTCATCTGTCTCTATTGTAATATTAACTCTAATTAACTCTCTATCTAGTTGAGCACATGCTTGCTCAACAGAGAATGTTTTACCATTACCTGACAGACCTGTAATAAATGCAGGATAAAATTGTTTAGATTGAACAATCTTTTTGATATCTTTGAAACCACCAAAAGGAACAAATGTATTATCTTTTGCTGGAACTAAGTTTTTTTCTTCAACTTGTGCAGATGGAGAATTGAATGTTTTCTCAATTTGCTCAACTGCTTCCTGTGTAACCTCAAGATTCCACTTACCTTTAGAAACTTTATATTTCTGAAGTTTTTTTGTAACTGTCTGATAAGTAATATCATTCATTGCAACAAATGCTTTAATATCTGCTGTAGTAATTTCTAACCCATAGAGTGATAATAATTTATCAGTAATTTGCTCTTCAGTCATTTTAACAGTGAAGGGAGTGTAAGACATAATGTAGTAATTGTTTGTTTGATATACTTATTATAATTCATATTCATATCAATACAAGTACTAATGTGCCACTTTATTAACTGGTTTATATTCCCTGATCTTTTTGACTTTGAAAAAATTCATTCATAGAAGATTGTAATTGACCTTTATTTTCTTTTGGATCTAATTTATTATATCCCTTCATTTTTTTCCAATCTGAATACAGTGCTTGAAGATGCCAAGATTGAGATAGACTCTTAGGTCCATTCTCTAGCAAGTCAAGTTCCATCTTGTTACTTATGTAACTTTTGTATTCTTCTCTCCAATTGGAGTCGTCATAAAGTGGTTTTGTCATTTTCCGTATGTGAAAGTTTTACCTTTGATTTGAGATTGACCCTCTGGGTTTTTACCCTGTGGTTTAAATTTTCCTAGTTTTACATTTTTTGATTTGCCAAGTCCACCTTTTCTTGTTGCTGATAGTGTACCAGTTTTTTTCGTTTGTGTCAATACGGAATCCTGCCCATACTTTTTACCAAGTGCCTTGACTGTCTTCTTAAACTTTCTCTTACCCATCTTTCCAGAGGAGACAACATGACTTCTCTCTTTAACTTTTTTTTCTTCACCAGTTTTTTTATCTTTCTCCATATATGACCCAGTTACCTTTGTAGCACCACCTAATCCTCTACCACGAATATCTCTATCCAATTGTTTTGCTCTCGCACGATTTTCTTTTTTAGACTTATCATCTCTCGAACCTGAGAGAGTGGCTATACCACCCTTATCAGATTTACTTTTAATTCGAGAAAGACTACTTTCTTGTATGAATTCCCTAAACGTCTTCATTTCACTAGACACTTTTTTTTATTTAGGCAATCATAGTTACAAATTCATTCAAGATTTTTTTGTTCATTTTCTTTGCAGTTAATGACTTAGTAAATGCTCTCTTGATTTGTGCCTTGGTTGCACCATCTTCGACCTCAAATTCAGAATCATTTGCGAGGGCAGTAGATGATAATCCAAAGTAAACGTGATATCCAGATCCTTTGACTGCGACTGCTTTTGTCTTTCTCCAAGTAAGTCTATGCTGCTCAACCTCTGAACTATTGTAATCATCACAGTTAACACGAAGGAAACTAGAAAGGTCTCTTGGTGCCATGATACGAATACCAACAAAATTTACATCAGGATAAGTATCACGAAGGTCTTGAAGTAAAACTGGTGTAAATGAGTGCCATGAGTCACCTGTCTTATATGTTTTACCTGTCTTACGATTACGTAGATAACAACTGGTATCTAATGAACGTGATCCCATGTATGGTGTATCTTCCCAGTTCCTTTGAACTTCTTGATGATAGTTTAAAGAATATGCTTCACCATCTGTAAGTATTACACAATTAACTTTCTCAACACCATTCTCTTTACGGAACTGTGGAATAATTTTGTGTAGTGCTACGATTGACTCATTAAGTGGTGTACCTGATAAACTCATACCAAAAGGAACGACTCTACCTCCATTAAAATTATTAAATGCTGTAGCAATACGGAATATGTTTTTTAATTGATTTTCTAAGTTTTTACCACGAACTTTACTGGTAAATAAATTCATCAAACTAAAACCTGGTCTGACTGTGAATAATCCATTTTTTGGTTCATAAGATTCTTTCGCATCACCATTTTCATCTTGATTAGGGAAGTTTTCAGTGAAAGCATAAACCTCAAAAGGTATTTGAACTTTGTTACAGAACCAGATTAGATTGTATAGTTGCTTAATAGTATCTAACATCTCACGAGACATTGAACCAGACCAATCAAGAACAAATATTAATCCATGATTCTTACCATCTGGAATGATAGAAACTTTCTTAAATAGATCTTCGTTGTATTTGTAAGTGTGTAATTTACTTGTATCAAGAATACCAGTGCGACTTGTAGTGGCACGAGCATAGGCACCTGCGGACTTCTTCATCTCAAATTCTTTAACAAGATAGTTGACTTCTTTCTGTGCTTCTTTTTTAAACTTAAAAAACTCAACATCTGCTTCTGCCATAACCTTGACAGATTCTTGCAAACTATACAATGCCCAATCTCTCTCACTACTTTTAGACATCTTACTTTTATCCTCAAAGTCATTCCAAGTGGATTCGAAGTGAGCATCACATATTGCATGAATAACATCATTGTCGATAATAATTTGATCTGTATCAACGTCAGGTATTTCTATATAATTATTCTCTATACCCTCCATAACTGCAAGACTTTTTAATGCTCTCTCAAGACTCTCAGCAGTCTCAGCAATTTCAGATTCACCAGTTCCCATTTGAATACCAGAACTACTAGCCCCTTCTGGTATAACTTGATGACTCTCAACATCAGAACCATCTTCATCAGGTTCAGTTAGATTACCATCTTCATCATACATATCATCTCTTACATCTTCAAGTTCTGCTCCTGATCCACCACCACTTTGACCATCACCACCTTCCAGATCTAATTCTGCTTGTTGTTCTGTTTTCTCTTCTTCTTTTCTTTTCTCAATTTCGTCTAGGCAATATTCATAAATTAACTTAGATACTTCTAATACATCTTGGAATGTTTCACATGCTGCAACACGATCTACAAGTGTCTTCTCATAGTCTGTGAATGAGATTCTGTAGTGTGATCCAATCTTAAAGAATAGGTTGATACGATCAGCAAGAGTTAATTTTGTTATATCTTTTTTCTTTACATCAAAGAAATCTTGATCATGTAACTCTGTATATCCTTTGAAGAAAGTCTTTGCAATACCATCATAACGACGTTTCATTAACTTCTCAATACGAGCATCTTCTACAACATTAACAACACTTGGATTGATCTTATATTCTTTATACCACTCTTCATTCGGAGTATAGAGTGCATGTCCTACCTCATGACTCACTAACATATCAACAACTTGCTCTGTTGTGTTCTCCCACATGGGTAAAGTCAATACTCGACTTACAATATTGAATGATGCAGTCTCAACTTTCTTGTGCTCTACAACAAGGTCTTCTGTAGCAAGAAGTTTTGCTAGTTGTGATTTGATTTCGTATTGAATAGTCATCTGAATTTGTATCTGATATACTCATTATAACAACGAAACCGTCCCAAGAGACGGTTGAGTGGACAGTTTGTTAACTGGTTAAAGCCCAGTCAAGTGCCTTTTTTGCAGTTGAGAGCATCTTTACTTTATTATAATTTCTAGCATAGGGGACAGTTATATGATATCCAAGTAAATCTCCTTCTGGATCATCAGGAATACCAACTGGTTGAACAAAAAATATACCTGCATGTGCCACACACTTCCATCCAATATCAACAAATCCAAGTTCTCTTAATGCACATTCTAATTTAAGTGAATGACACCCTTCCTCTAAATTCATATGATTAATAGAATTTAAAGTTATTTAGTGATCACTGCTCATAGTGTTGAGAGGAACAAATTTTAGAAAATCCTTTAACTTTATCAAACTGAATTACATTTTCAAACTTATCATTTAAGTCAGACTTATGTGATATCACAAATATATTAGCACCCTTTATGATATAACGGATAATTTTAAGAAACTCATCTGTACCAAATCCATCAAGAGATGAATCAAATACCTCATCCATAATTAAAAGATTTGTATTAACAGAATTTTTAACTCTTGCAACTTCCCTCCAAGTGAATAAAAGTGCTAAGTCAATTCTCATCTTTTCACCTTCACTGAAAGATGCATAAGAAAAATCCTCATGAATAGGAGATCTTACCGTCTCTTTAAACTCTTCATCTAAAGTAAAATTGATATAGAAATCCATCAACTGAAGGTATCGATTTACCTGTTGATTAATAAATGGTAGGTATTTTTTGATTATCTTTGTTTTAACACCATCATCTTTAAGTAAAGAGTATGCAAAATCATGATGGTTGATATTCTCTCTCTGAACTGAAAGTTCATCGATTGTATCTTTAAGTTTACTTTTAAACTCTTTTAGTTTCTCATGTTCAGTATTTCTATTTTTAAATTGTTCGGCAGTAGTTTGAATTTCTGATTCAAGATCTCTGATCTGTCTCTGGTTGAAAGAGATGCGAGTATTATTTTGAGAAATGTCATTATTGAGTTTAGTAATCTCCTTTGATAATTGTTGGAACTGACGTTCTCGGTTTTGCTCTTTTTTGATAGTCTCTTCAAGGTCTTTATAACCTTTCTTGAGTTCCTTAGCCTTAGTTTGAACGTCAGTAATTCTATTTAATCGAAACTCTTCCTCTATTGGTTGGGTGCATGTAGGGCATGATACATTATCTTTAAAGAACTTATGTTCTTTGGTAAGAGTTGTTACCTTATTAGATAATTTACCCTTTAGATTGTTAAGCTTTAGTAACTTTTTACCTGCACCTGTCATCTTTTCTTGACTCGTTACTAAATCAGAAACCTGATGTTCAAGTACTTCATTAGTTGTAACATACTTATCAGTTTCAGTGATTAAACCATCAATCTTATCTTTACTAATTGTGATATCACTTTTACCCCTCTCCTCTAATTCTTTGATAAAATTCTTTTGCATCGTCATTTTATCCTTTAAATTCTCCTTTTTAAGATCAAGAGATCTAACTTTTTCTTTTTTTTCTCTAATTTGATCTTTAATTAAATTATTCATTGCAGAAAAAATACGTATATCTAATAAATCTTCAATCACTTCTCTTCGATTTGAACCACTTAACTGCATAAATGGAACAAATGTACTACTACCTAATATAACAATCTGTGTAAAGGACTTATAATTAACTTTTAATATATTTTCTTCAAGTATTTTTTGATTAGATCTATCATCTGCCTGTCGATGCATTAGATTACCATTCACTTCAATATCAAATATATTTGGTTTCATTCCCCTACGAACAATATAATCTCTATTATTCACAGAAAATTCCAACTCCACAAGACAATCCCTTTCATTTACAGTATTCATTAACTGTGATTTGTATATCTTACGAAAAGGTTTGTTGAACAAAGCAAATGTCAAAGCATCTAGCATTGTAGATTTACCAGAACCATTTGTTCCGATTATTAAATTTGTATTTTTTTCTAAAAAATTTATTTCATTCCAGTAATCTCCAGTAGAAAGAAAATTTTTATATTTAATTTGTTTGAAAATAATCATTTTTTAGGTGGAATAACAATGTCATCAGGTGTAATTACAGCATACTTGTAATTATTAAGTTTGCATGTTTTCAATGCAAGGTCGTCATCAATTTCAACGACTATCATTTCTTTATCCTCATCTTCTTCTATCATCATAGCATATCTTGTAGCATCGTCCTCCTCTTCAAATAAAAACAAAACAAGATTCCCATGTCGATCATCAACAGCATAAACCCCTTCTTCTCTTTTATTTTTAATTGTAAGAAGGAACATTACTCTACCTCGCATGCTTGTCGATAAAGGTCTTGAAAAATATTTTTAATAATATTTTTATCAAACTCAATATCAGATTCATCAATATAACGATTTAATATTGAAATTGTACTCTCTTCTTCCTCTATTTCAAAACTTTCACTTTCTTCAATTACAAAATTTTCAATAATTTTTAAATCTTGTATACCAGAGGAGTAAAGTTTATCAATAAATTTTTCAAAATTCTTAGGATCAGATTTTTTACGAACGATCAACTTAACAATTTTGTTCTTATATTCAGTTGTATTAAATAATTTATAATTATCATCTTCATAATATATGTTATAAAATAATTTATAAGGATTATTAACTGGAGTATGTGTAATGGTATCCGTATCAAAGATATGAAAACCTCTTGTATCATTTACATCATTCCAATACATTTCATATGGATTACCTAAGTAGTGTATCTTTCCGTTAGTTGACCTTGTATGAAAATGTCCTGAATATACAACATCAAACTTATTAAATATGTCAACATCCATTCCTGTCTCCATCATATGACCACGAGTTGCTCTAAACCCATTCAATTCAAGATGCCCCATTGCAACTTTACTTTGAGTTGTATTGATAAGATCTAATGAATTATCATAGTTTTCAGAATTGATCCAAGGTAAAAGAAGAATATTTAATCCATCAATATCAATTTCAGTTGCTTTTGAAAATGTTAATATGTTTGAATAATCTTTTAATAAAAGTTCTGGTGAGTTAACATGATTTGTATTTTTATAGTAACAATCATGATTACCAGTGATTGCATACACTTTATACTTTCTCATTGGTTCAAAGACAACTTCCTTTGACCACTCCAAACTCTGATAGTCTATAGATTTGCGACTATCAAATATATCCCCCATGTGAATTATGGTATCAATACCTTCCTTCTCCAGAGTAGGAAAAAACACATTATCATAAAATGATCTAAAATAGTCATGAAGATGTGTAGATCCCTTACGTGCACCGTAATGAGTATCTGTTATTATGGCAACTTTCATCGATTGCTATTGCGATACTGAATATTATCTTTAATTGTATTATATTCTGAAGTAGTTCCTGCTAATGAGTTTTCATCTACCACCATCACCTCATCAAATCCTGTTCTTTCAATTATCTTTGTCTTGATTTCCAATTGCTTCTTTTCTTTTTGAATTCTTCTGAGAAACGCATAATGTATAACCTGCGTAAAGTAAGCAAAAGGATTCTTGGATTTCTCAGGATCAAAGTTATGTATGTACTGAACGCAATTTTCGATTCCATCAGATATCATGTCCTCACGAAACATATAGTTAACAAAGTTCGGTTTATACGACAAATGTGTTGCTATCTTTAAGAAACAAGATCCAAGATAGTTTGAAATGGGGGGTTTACCCTCCCATGGTCCTGACTTCGGTGGATCTTGATCATACTTTTTAATAAATTCACTCTTAGCAATTAAAACTTTTGATCTATAAACAGTTATAGCCTGTAGTAACTCCTTATTATTTACATAGTGTTCGGATTTCTTTCTAGGCATAATGTTTTATTTTTCTCATATTAATATTATACCACACTTTACATACTTGACAAGTCTTGTAAATATATGTACAATAACTCTGTAAGGGTTCAAAGGGATATAAAGTATCTAAGTCTCTTGATTAAGCTTAAAGACTTTTTCAAGTTTCTTACGAGCTTCATCAACTGAAGAAATATAACCCATTTCATAATTTGGTTTCATTAAACCATTTTCTTTGTATATAGGTTCCTCATCATTAATATAGTGGTTATATAAATTAATTAATTTTTTATCATTAGATTCAGTCATAGTAATAATTTTATCCAATCTGATCATAAAAATATCTTCATCAGGTAATTCCATCCAAGGTTTAACTTTTATAAAAGTTCCATTGGGATTTGCAATTGACGACATTATAACAGGGTTTTGAAGAACAATCACTGTATCGTCATCATGTTCATTGTCCACAAGAATAAGTGAGAAGATTTCTTCTCCCGAAACTAATTTAATAATTGCGTAAAATTCGTCTTCCATTACTTTTTAAGTGGTATGTTGACTATATCATAATCAAAATTCTCTTCATTATAAATTTTAATTCTTTCAATTAAGTGGTTGAGAGTGTAATTTTTTCGAGATTTGTAACTAATGTCATCAGCAATATCATAAAGAGTTGCTCTTGTCTTTTGATTTCCTTTACGAAGAACTCTTCCGATAGACTGTAAATTACGTATTCTTGATTTAGAGGGAGATGCAAAAATTATATTGTGTAAATTTTTGATATTAATCCCAGTGGAAAAAGTCCCGTACGAGGCAACGATAATAGCATCATTCTCTTGCTCAGTGATTTCTCGAACCTTTTCCCTGTCCTCGGTTTCCACTCCACCATGAATAAAAAAGACATGTCGATTCTCGATAATATTACTATTATTTATCAAATTGTAAAGAGGTTCTCCGTGCTTTTCAACTCTTGCAAAGAGTATTAAAGTGTTACCTTTGAGATCCAGTGCAAGGTTTTTGATGAAGTTATTTCTTTTTGTATGTCCAATGATATACTGAACTTCTTCTTCAAAGTTTTCAAATTTATTCGGTGGGTGTTTCAATAGAAGTACGTTGATATCTAGTTTTGCAAGGTGCCCTTTCTTCATGAGCTCGTCAGTTTTGATGATTTTGTAGGAAGGTCCGAACAATCCCTCAAGTACCCATTTATGAGTCTCACTTCCGTCTAATGTTCCAGTAAATCCAAATCTATACTTCGTACCATCAAGTTTTGACATTATAGATATTAATGACTTTGATTTAAATTGGTGAGCTTCATCCCCAACTACAACAGAGAATCTCTCAAAATACTTTCTGGGGAGTTTGTAGATTGATTGCCAAGTCGTAATGATAACCTGAGAGTCTGTCTCTCTTTCTTTTCCTGCGTACACTTTGTGGCAAAATGAACCAACATCCCAACCATAGTCTTCAAAATCTTTATACATCTGTTCTACTAACGATGTCGTCGGAACAACTATCAAAGTATTTTGCTGCTTCTCAACATAATATCGAACAATCGAGTATATCATCAGAGACTTTCCTGATGCAGTTGGAGATATCAATAATTTTCTATTATGTCTTAAGGCGTCGTATACTCCCTCAATTTGATAATCTCTAGGTTTAAACTTAGATATGGAATTTATATAATCTTTAACACCCTCTAATGATATAAAATCATTTACTTCAAATGGTAATCCATAATATTCACTATCAATAAATTCATAAGTATAACTATGATCTTTGCAAAATTGTACAATTCGATCTAATAGTCCTACATATATTTCCCCTTTCTGTATATTAAATAATCTTATCTTACCATCCCAAAATTTCTTTTTATATGCTGGAGAGAATTTTGCATTTGGAATATCAAAGGTGAATTGATCCGACAACTCGTAATAGATATGAGGTTCCGCATTTATCTTTAAATAAATCTCATTCTTCTTTGATATAATCAAATGTGACATAAAATATGTTCATCTAATTTTATTTAGCTAGGTAAATCCAGACTGAAAACGATGCCATTCGATGGCATTTTTAATCTGATAAGTACGATT